CAAACATAGTTGATTGCTGTGTATCCCATGGGTGATTAACAGGTGCGTCATATATATAAGGTTTAGCCGGCGGTGTCATAACATCTTCTGTTAAAGAAGCTATACCACTAGGTGTTCTTTCAGTTATAGTTTCATTCATCATCATTCCTCTAGGTAATACAGATGGTTGTTTCATTTGTGGCATCTCGTATGCTGCTTCTTCAGCATAAGGCGTACCTCCAGTTATCATTTGTATAATAGCTTTTTGAATATTTTCTGGAGTAATTGGTAAACCTCTCTCTGTTAAATAATCTATAATCATTTGTTGTCTACTTGGACCAGTTTCTACCGTTTCTTCATCTTCTACTACATCCATAATTCCACCTTCTTGTTTTTTCTTTCTTTTCTTTTTCCAACCATGTTCATCATAGTCTTCTGGATTTTTTAATCTCTCATAATAACCTTTGTAATCAGCTACATCTTCAACATCTGGATTAGCTATTCTCCATTCTCTCATGTCTTCTATTTCTTCAAATACTGGAGGATTACCCATTTTTGGTGGATCAATTCTTCCACCTTCAGCAGCCATCTCTGTTGGTACAATTTGTTTTTCAATATCCATCATCTCATCTGGTTCAATAATCATTTCATCTTCTGATTGGAATTCATTTACATCATCTCCTTGAGCAGTAGCCATTTTAACTTTTACAAAGTCTTCAAATTCTCCTTGAAAACCTTTAGCTACCATCTCTTTATATTCTTTGATTAGTTGCATCAAAGCTTGAGCTTCCTCTGCACCTAACTGCTTTAAGATGTCTTGCATTTCTGGATCAGATCCAAGATCCATTTCCTCTTCTGTCATTAAATCTATATCTTCTATTGCCATAATTTTGCCTAAATCATTAATCTACTTGGTTTTTGCAAATAAATCAAGCTTTGGTACCTCTATTATTACATCCCTCTTAATGTCTTCAGGGCTTATTCCTTTGTTTTTCCACTCATCTTCAGTGGCATATACTTCTCCAGTTGTTTGATGCTTTATAATGGTCTTTGTTGTAGCCTGTATTACAGGAATTTCCTTACCATTTATAGTTACTTTATTATCCATTATGTAGTTACCTCTTTCTTAATGTTTAGATAGCTAATAGCTATATCAAAGGAGCCTGTATTACTAGACTGTACTGTCAAGGTAGTTCCTCCTTCTACAACCATCGGCATTGTTAATAATTCTGTAGTAATATTAGCTGTTAAAGCTGCTGATTTTATTGCTGTTATAGCGTTATTTAATATTGTAACGGTAGGCGTTGACGCTGAAGTTACTTTTATAGATTTAATTATATAGGTTTCAGTAGCTAAAGGATTTTGTACACTATCACTTGTACCAAACATAGTAAGAGCATTACCTGTAGTGTCATTATCTACCCCATAAAATTTAAATTCATTTACTACTGCCATTAATTTACAAAGAAGTTAAATGCTTCTATCTCCTGTTTTAATTCTTCTTGATATGTGGTGTTTAGTTTTTCTATTACACCATCTAAATCTCTTATTAAAGAGTGAGCTACAGCTGCATCATATTGTTCTGTGGCTCTAGTTATAACCTGTACTATCTTCGCCATAAACTTGCAATGCCTCCTTCTTTTAATCCCCAACCAGACATTTCAGCATTTCTATTAGCATCTGAAACTGCTTGAGCTTGTGATTTACTAATACCTAAGCCACCTTGATCTCTACTTCTAGACATGTGGTCCCCACCTCTACCTGCTCTTCTTTGACCTATATTATAACTTTGACTTAATGCTTTTTCAGCGGCTATCTTTTCATCAGTTATCTTTTTTTGATTGGTTTTAAAAATATCTTGTTCTTTTTTCTTTTTTATTAATTTATTTTGATGCCAAGCTAGTTTTTTATTATATGCGTCTATATCGTCTTCTTTTAACCTGCTCCATTGCTTTGCAAAATTATTAATAGTTTTTTGTGTTCGAGCTATACTCTTATCATACATAGCTCCTAAGTCATTAGACCCAAACATTGATTGTAAATTTTTACCAGCTAATACACCGCTTGTAATTTTATTTAATCCACTTGAATCCATTACCCCATATGCTCCTTGATTTTTCATAAAATCTATTTGTCCTTGAAGTGCAGGATTATAATTAAATGCTCTAGGATTAGTTGCATCAAAGCCAGCACCGATTTTTCCTATAATAGTATTATCCATTATATTTTTTATTCCTCCACCTATTGTGTCATAAAAACCAGTAGCAGTATTAGTTACTGTATCTCGTAAAGTTCCTAATCCACCTGATACTTTATCAGTTATTCTATTAATCATAGGATAATTATTCATGTTTCCACGATTCATTCTTTGCATTTTTGCTGCATGCATCATGTTAGGATCTATGGTATAAGTAGATGGAGCCATTCCTATGTCAATTGATTTTAATCCTTGTTGTACAGGACTTCTATCTGCAACCCAGTCAGGTCTACTTTGTCCCATAGACATATTTCCATATGTTCTTCTTGCCATAGGTGTTGCAGTTCCTTCATTAATCATTTGTCTTTGTATACCAGCTTTAATTTTATCGTCTTGAGTGTACATTATCTTCTTCCGTCCGGTTGTATGTCTAGTCTAAAGGTTCCTAATTTCCAGTCTTGTGATGTTCCTGTATTAGCAATCTTTAAAGAAACTGCTCGTGCTCTGGCACGAGTGTCTACTTTAGTTGTACTTGAGCTAATTGTAAAGGGTCCTAGAGGAGAACTTGCTTGTGAACTATTAGGATAATCTCTAAGGTTTAATGTAATTTGAGTATTACCTGTTTGAGATATAAAGTCAGGTAAGAATCTTCTAATCTTCATTAAAAATTCTCCATCTCCTTGAAGTGTAGCTCCTCCTTCTTTAGTGACTGTTATATCATAATCTCCTGATTCAACGCTGGCAGCAATAGCTGTAGTGGATCCTGCTTCTACTTGATCAGTTCCTGTTTCGTGTTCAAAGTATGCTGTTCTACCTTCAGTATTTCCTACGACATCAAAAGATACATCATTACCTGCTGTATATTCTGTACCATGAGGTTTACCAAAGACAGCAGAATCTGACCATGTAGTTCTATTTAAACTACTAGTAACCCATATTTGTCTTTGAGGACTTGAATCTAAATAATTATAACTAACCATTCTATTAACTATTTCTGAACTATTACTTGGATAAAACCAATATATTTCTCCAAACAAATTATTTAGTCCACAATTAATTAATTGTTGGGCTGTGGTATTTAAATCATCATAAACATAATCTTCAACTAAGCATTGCATAGATTCTAGTTTACCAGTAAATCTAAAAAAACCATTTTCTGACATCCAGTATGCAGCGCCATCTACCTCGATTGCAGCATTCATTCCAATTAAACCACAGTTAGTCCCTACTTGTGAAAAGGCAAATACAAACGGAACTCCAACAAATCTCATAGTAAATGCAGCAGTATCAGTCCATACATAAGTTGCATCTCTACCTCTAACAGCTCCCATGATCCGTGATCCGTCAGCCAGTCTTTGTGAACCAGCTGTATTGGTTGATGTAATAGACCATGTATTAATATCTTCTCTATTAGACCATCTAATAAACATATCATCTTGAGTAGTAGATGTACCAATAGTTGTTTCAGTTCCAAAACATACTAAGTGTCTATCGGGAGTTGATACAATCATATCACGTGACGCGGTTGGTGCACCACTGATAATGTTTGCTCTTGTGTTTGTGGCATTTGAAGCATCTGAATCCCATTCAAAAATAGGGCCATTGTGAATTAGAGCTATTAGTTTTTTACCAAAACTATCTAAGCTCCATAAACCCGGATCAATTACATAATCTCCACTAGCAGCTTCTCCCCATCCGACATAATCTGAAGTATTAGTTACTGTATCTCCACCACTATGACTAGCAGCTGTGGTGTTTCTAACTCCTCTAGTAACACCAGTTAAAGTATTGGTAGATATACCTGTGTAAGAAAGTTCTTCAGTTCCTATTTGAACATAGTTAGTTCCTGATGAAGGAAATTGAGATGCATCTGTTAAAGCTATAGTTGTAGTTACAGCATTAATACCAGCACTTAAAGTTGTAGTTGCTTCCCCAGAAACAGTACCTCCGTATTGTCCTAAACTCCAACCATAACCTGGTAACTGAGTAGCTGGTCCTACAGGATAATAATGTTGAACCCTGATACCTCCAGAAGTAGTTGCACCACTTCCTGTTTCACTACTATCCATTGTAATAGTAATTGTAGTAGTTGTAGGTAC